GGAAAAAGTAATGATATGTAGGAAACAAGAATCAGACAATTTAATTTGTAAAGAAGAATTAAAAACTTCAACTGAGGTAAAATAAAAATGGCACATTTAGTTGCAAATATACCACCTGTTCATTGTTATATTCGTAAAGAGTTTCTTTACGACTTCCAACAAGGTCACGAAGAATACGAACCATGTGTGTGGGTTACAATTAAAAGTATTCGTGGACAAGCGTTTAGAATAGAAAGTTACTTACCAAACTACGGTGCTCTTTATGACAAATTACCGTTACATGCGTTTGTGTCGCGCACAACCGATATTGAACCTGAGAAATTTCTACCTTTAGACTCACTACAAATTTGGGACTGCTTTAGTTATGATTTTACTGTAATTCAAAAATCATTCTTGAGAAATTTAACTGCCAAGTTTTATGCTAAAGACAAACAATTTTACCAAGGTAATTATTTGTTTACAGTGGACCATTCTGCTCCTGATTTAAATATTATAGACACAAGTTATGCTGAAGATCCTGAGGATCACAAAAGTTTTAATTTTATACAGTTGGATAACGGTCAATATGCAGCACAACCAAACAATCGTTGCTTATTCTTAGATGCGTCGAGCAATCCAAAAGAAATGCTATTTCCTGACTTCAAAGTAGCAACCAAGAAATATGTGGTCGAACAAAATCCCAAATGGGCGTTGGGCGATACTGACACGGTAATGTATGAATAAATTCAAAGCAAAGACTTCACCTTAGGACCGTGAGGGCGCGGCTGCTGCGCTGTCAATGGGAGTCGTGCCCCGAAGATAGAAGTGAGCACTAAATATCATCATGAACGTTAAAGAAATAATCACTGAACTAGGTAATGCTCCGTATTCATCGGCTGTTACTTATGCTGATTCCAAGAATGTGGAAATAGTGAGTCACGATCTAGGACTAGTAGTTAATTTAACGGTTAATAATTTCAATAATGTAGAAATAGAATTTACTGTCAATGGCAAGCTCAGTATAGAACCCAATAAGAATCCCTATGCTGTACTTTCAACTGTATATGATATTTTATCCAAAGAACTTGTCAAATTTATCGACAATTATCAAAAAGTAGAACGCAGTCGCATATACGTAGTTCAATTTTACGCAGTAGAGTCCAGTAGAGTCAAACTCTACGATCGTTGCGTCCCAATAATTAGTAAAATTCTAGGACCTGACTGGAAGTTCAAGTCAAGTTATCAACTTAACAAATCTAAACAATATCGGTGGGAAAACTTTAGCTAGTATTTTTATCTAGTAAATAACTGATGGACATTATACTCTATACACTAATAGTAACTCATATTACCATTGCCTGCGTTACTATTTTTTTACATAGAGGGCAAGCACACCGCGGAATAGAATTTCATCCTATACTCAGTCATTTTATGCGTTTTTGGTTATGGCTAACCACAAGCATGGTCACTAAACAATGGGTAGCAATACATCGTAAACATCATCAATACAGTGATGTACAAGGAGATCCCCACACTCCGCATGTGTATGGTATTTGGCGTGTGTTGTTTGGTGGTGCATTGTTATATCATAGTGCCAGTAAAGACATAGACATGATTAACCGGTACGGGGTGGGAACTCCGGATGACTGGATGGAACAGAATGTTTATACCAAATTTAATAAATTGGGCATAATAATTATGTTGCTAATTAATCTATGGTTATTTGGATTCTTAGGCTTTGTGGTCTGGGGTATACAAATGCTCTGGATTCCTTTCTGGGCTGCGGGTGTAATCAATGGCCTGGCACATTGGTGGGGATACCGAAACGGAACGACCCGAGATCAATCTAGAAATATTATCCCCTGGGGTATCATCATTGGTGGTGAAGAGTTACACAACAACCATCATCTGGCACCTGCTAGTCCACGATTAAGTAGACGCTGGTTTGAATTTGACATTGGCTGGATGTATATCAAAATATTTGAGTATCTTCGTCTATTAAAAACTAGACAACAGTAAAATTATAATATATAATTAACTTTTATTAGGAGACCATGATGTCAGGTTCAAGAATGTTTTCGTCTGAGCAAAAAGCAAAACTCACTCAAATTATTAACGAAGGTATGGCAGTAATGCAAGAGGTTGAAGATCTTAATGCTGGCCTCGGCGATACTATCAAGGCAATTGCCGAAGAGATGGAAATTAAACCGGCCATTCTTAAAAAGGCAATTCGTATTGCACATAAATCCAGACTGGGCGACGAAAATGCCGATCACGAAGAATTAAACACCATTCTGGAAACAGTGGGCAAAACTCTTTGATCGATCTATTGTACAAAACCTTTGCCTGGGTACAAGACGATTGGCGTAGCCACAAATTAAGATTTTTTGTTGAAATATTGGGTTGGGCATGCAGCGTTGGATGTGCTCTGGTATTTGCATTAACTGTGCCCAACCCTCCTCTATTTTTCTTATACCCAGCCTGGATCGTTGGATGTTTGTTATACACTTGGGCATCTTGGAGTCGCCGTAGTTTTGGTATGTTACTCAATTACTTGTTGTTAACAACTATAGATTCTGTTGGTCTTGCAAGATTACTACTTAACTAGTATAATATATCTATGAGTTACATTGATGCCTTGTATGACAGGAATTCGGACCGTATACATGTTGTAGAACGGGCCGGCGGCCAGAGGGTTTATAAAGAATACCCGGCCAATTACGTATTGTATTATGATGACCCGCGGGGCAAGTATCGTACTGTGTACGGGACATCGGTAAGCAGATTCTCGTGCCGATCAAATAAAGAATTCCAAAAAGAACTACGTATTAATAGCAACAAACGCCTTTGGGAGTCGGATATCAATCCGGTGTTCCGCTGCCTTGAAGAAAACTATCTTGGGACAACTAGTCCTAAATTACACACTGCATTTTTCGATATTGAGGTCGACTTTGATCCGGTGCGTGGTTTCTCTAAACCTGAAGATCCATTCAATCCAATTACTGCTATTTCCATTTACATGGATTGGCTGGACAAGATGGTCACTCTGGTAGTACCACCAAAGAGTTATAGCTGGGAGACTGCCCAAGAAGTTTGCGATCGTTATGATAACTGTTTCTTGTTTGAACGTGAAGAAGATTTACTCAGTACATTCCTGGATCTCATTGACGATGCAGATATACTAAGTGGTTGGAACTCAGAAGGATTTGATATTCCCTACATGGTTATGCGTACCACTAGAGTACTGAGCAAAGACGATACACGTCGCTTTTGTCTCTGGGGGCAGCTACCAAAACAACGTACATTTGAACGCTTTGGTGCCGAGCAATTAACTTTTGACACAATTGGCCGTGTGCATATGGACTATATGCAATTGTATCGCAAGTACACATATGAAGAGCGCCATAGTTATAGCCTGGATGCAATTGGTGAATACGAACTGGACGAACGTAAGACACAGTATGAAGGTACACTGGATCAATTATACAACAAAGATTTTCCCAAGTTCATTGACTACAACCGACAAGATACCATGCTTGTTGCCAAACTAGACAAGAAACTTCGATTCCTGGATCTGGCCAATGAACTTGCACATGATAATACTGTGTTACTGCATACCACCATGGGTGCAGTGGCAGTTACCGAGCAGGCGATTATTAACGAAGCGCATCAACGTGGCATGGTAGTACCTAATAGGAAAAACAGAGATGATCAAGGTGATACGCAAGCAGCAGGTGCCTATGTTGCTTTCCCGAAAGCAGGAATGCATGACTGGATTGGAGCGATTGACATTAACTCGCTCTATCCCTCGGCTATTAGAGCCCTTAACATGGCGCAAGAAAGTATTATTGGACAACTCCGACCCGTAATGACAGATCGGTATATACAAGAAAAAATGGCTGCAGGCAGTGGTTTTGCAGATGCCTGGGAAAACATGTTTGGCAGTCTTGAATATACTGCAGTGATGGCAGGAGAGCCTGGAACTGAAATTACCATTGACTGGGAAGCCGGTGGGTCAGATGTCATGAGTGCTGCTGATATATGGCGCATGATATTTGATAGTAATCAGCCCTGGATGCTGAGTGCCAATGGTACAATCTTTAGTTATGAACAAAAGGCTGTTGTACCGGGATTACTGGAGCGTTGGTATGCGGAACGTAAGGAACTGCAAGCAAAGAAAAAAGAAGCAACAACTGATGACGACAAGGCTTTCTGGGATAAGAGACAGTTGGTCAAGAAGATTAACCTTAACAGTCTCTACGGAGCAATTCTCAACCCGGGTTGTAGATTTTTCGACAAAAGAATTGGTCAAAGTACTACGCTCACTGGACGTATCATCGCCAGACATATGGATGCATATATCAATGAATGCATATTTGGAAAATACGACCATACGGGTGAAAGTATCATCTACGGAGACACTGATTCATGCTATTTTACTGCTTGGCCTGCGGTTAGATCAGAAGTTGAAGCCGGTAGAATGGAATGGAACAAAGACATCTGTTCCCAACTCTACGATTCAATTGCCGATCAAGTCAACGCAAGTTTCCCCGCCTTTATGGAACGAGCTTGTCACGTGCCTAGAGCAATGGGCGAACTTATTAAAGGTGGACGTGAACTGGTAGCCTCCAAAGGACTATTCATAAAAAAGAAACGCTATGCTGTTCTTATCTATGACTTAGAAGGTAATAGACTAGATACACATGGCAAGCCCGGCAAGGTTAAAGCCATGGGTCTTGACCTAAAGCGTTCAGATACTCCCAAGGTTGTGCAGGACTTCCTGAGTGAATTATTAACTGCTGTGCTAACTGGTGCAGAGAAAGAAGAAATTTACGATCGTGTGCGTGAATTTAAAATATCGTTTCAAGACAGGCCTGCCTGGGAAAAAGGTACACCTAAACGTGTGAACAACCTAACCAAGTATGGCAAGGAAGAGGAAAGACTGGGTCGCGCTAACATGCCCGGACATGTACGTGCTGCACTTAATTGGAATAATTTACGTCGTATGCATGGTGACAATTACAGTATTGCCATAGTAGATGGTATGAAAACCATTGTGTGTAAATTAAAAGATAATGCACTGGGCTACACCAGTGTCGGATATCCCACGGATGAAACACATATTCCACAGTGGTTTAAAGAGTTGCCCTTTGATGACAGTGCCATGGAAGCCACAATTGTAGACCAGAAAGTAGAAAATCTCTTGGGCGTACTGGCATGGGACATTCCTGCATATACCGACGTCAAAACAACATTTGATAGTCTGTTTACATTTGAATAAATAACTACGTACATAATGGTATCAGTCAATGCAATTACACGAGTTAGTAAATTTACGAAATGAGTTACAGAAAAGCATAGATCTTTCTGTTATTCAAATTGAAATAGAAAAAAATCAAACTAGATTAATTGATCTTGCGTCGGAATCCAACGACGTCTTCAATCAAAAAATAACTGCACTGGCAAACGTGCATAGTGCAGCCCTGGATATAGCTAAAAAAGATCTTGTTCAATTACAATCAATCATTGACGATGTAAACCAAGAAATAGCTAATCGTACCAAGCATGTGTTTGAGAGTAATTATCAAACAGAATGCCAACCCTACACTGTTGATGATATTAGATATAGGAAAATATTATCACTGGCCGAGGGCTCTGAACAAGATTTATTAAAAAAAATCCATTTACATTCTACCTGGAAATACCCTGCACTGGAAATTGGATGCAGAGATGGAAGATGGACACGAGAACTTATTTCATCTGATCCACTCTATATTGCAGAATATTTTCAGGAGTTTTTGGATAGTGCTGCTGGTCAATTCCCCCCTGAATATCAGAATAGATTACGGAAATATTTAATCAAGGATTTTAAAATTAACAATCTTCCAGTGGATCAATTTGGTTTTATTTTTAGTGTTGATTTTTTTAATTATCTAAGCTTAGACACAATTAAACAGTTCCTAAAACAAGCCATGACCTGGTTAAAGCCCGGTGGTACTATGATTTTTACATATAATAATGCTGACATGAGTGCCAGTGCTGGATTATGTGGAGGATATTTTATGACCTACGTGCCTAAAAGTATGTTGGAGCCCATGATTGAAAGTCTAGGTTTTGAAGTAGTAAGTTCGGCTGATTACTTGCCATCAACCAGCTGGATAGAAATACGCAAGGCAGGCACACTAAGCACAGTCAAGGCACATCAGGTCCTTGGTGAAATAAAGTATTATTAACTGTTTACTTTTCTAAATACAACTGTTACAATCACAAAATCTAATAGGAGAACATAATGCGAGATTATCTACTCGATATAGTATCACACACACATAGTTTAGGCGTTATTGATTTGGTTAAAATCACAGGCAGCGGCGACTCAACACAAATCGAAGCAGTCAGTGAAGAGCGTATTGCCATAGTACAGGCACAGTTTCACAATCCAGTTCCGGAGTTTATTGGTACATTTGGTATGCCTAATCTTGGTAAACTTAATACCATTCTTAACATTCCCGAATATAAAGAAGATGCAAAACTATCTATCACGTACAAAGATAAAGATGGGGCACAGCATCCTGAAGGCATTCACTTTGAAAACAAAGCCGGTGACTTTAAAAACGATTATCGTTTTATGAGTGCAGAAATTGTTAACGACAAACTTAAAACAGTTAAGTTTAAAGGTGTTAAATGGGGTGTGGAAATTGAACCCAGCGTTGCAGCTATTCAACGCTTGCGTTTCCAAGCTCAAGCCAACAGCGAAGAAACAACATTTACTGCAAAAACAGAGAATGGTAATCTAATGTTTTACTTTGGTGACCACAGCAGTCATGCAGGACACTTTGTGTTCGCACATGATGTGGCTGGTACTCTTAGCAAGGCTTGGCATTGGCCGGTCAGCGCAGTAATCAGTATTCTAAGTCTGGCTGGTGACAAAATGATTCGATTCAGTGACGAAGGTGCTGCACAGATCACTGTTGATTCCGGTTTAGCTGTGTATAATTACATATTGCCTGCTCAGCAGAAGTGATAGATTTTTTAGAATATTACAAAACAAAGGGTCATGTGTTCGGCGAATGCATGAGTAAATCCGACACTGACCTTATGTACGTTAATATTCCCAAAAATGCTAGTTCTTGGACTAAACCCAATCTAACGGATTGGGGATGGGAAAATTACAATTACCACACAGATAATTTGTATCACAAACATGCCATGGTAGTATTGCGTAATCCAGTGGAACGCTGGTTAAGTGGTATTGCCGAGTACATGTATCTGTATCACCGGAACATGGATACAGCACATTTTTCCAATTGTTTCTTTGATTTAGTGTTTGATCGAATAGCATTTGACGATCATACTGACCAACAAGTACTATTCATTGAAGAGTTAGATCTTGACAATTGTACTTTCTTTTGGTGTGGGCCACAATATAGAGAATTGTTCAGTCATTTTTTAAACAGTCGCGGTATGTCCAACAGATACGTGAACTATAACTACCAGCATGTTACTGAAGACGACCCGGATCGGAATAAATTTAAACAAATTTTTAAACAAGTGCTAGAGAAAAATTCTAAATACATTACTAATTTAGACAATTTTTTTTCCAAAGACTATAAACTAATTAGAAATATAAAGTTTTATAACAAATAAAAGTTATGCTGCTACCGTCGTTTTCATTAATTAGTCCTGAACATGATTTTTTATATATTCCCATAGATAAAAATGCTAGTAGTAGAATAAAAAATGAATTATTTACGAATAACTGGAAGTTAGTTGAAGATATAGGCATGGGTATTAAACCGTTTGAGTCCAACACATTCTTCAAACTTGCAAGAAAGTTTGCAGTTCTTAGAGATCCATACGATCGATGGCTTACCGGGTTTACAACTTTCGTTAGCTATCAAGACCCAAAATTTTTTAATTTGCCGTTACATGATCTATTAAAATCTGCACACTGGCACATTACCCTGCACATGTTATTTGAAAATTGTAGTGACTTAGAATTTGATTGGCATACTAAACCACAATATAGATATTTCTTTATCCCTGGGGAGTCAACTCCAAATATTGACGATTTAGAAGACATTTCCTTTTTTCGGTATGATGTAGATCTTACTTTAAAATTACAAAAATGGTTTAAGAGTATGGGCTTAGAAAATATGTTTAACATTGATTATTATGAAAATAAAAGATCAAAATCTAATTTAATATATAATAACTTGGTAAACTTTCTTAATGAACACCCTCATTATAAAGAAAAACTAATGACATGGTTACAGCCCGATTACGAATTTGTGAATTCAATAAAATTTGTTGTATAATGACACTGAAAATAAGTTATGCTGGTACTCTAGTGGACCCAAATCAAAAATTTTGGTACATTCCAATAAATGAAAATGCTGATATTGAAATTACATCCACGTTAGAGGAAAAAAAATGGAAACAATTAAGTAGTACACATGTTGTCAATGAAGATAAATTCTTACATCAAACTTTGCCGTTTGCAATTCTCAGAGATCCTTATGAACATTGGGTTTTGTCTTTTGTGACACATTTAAAAAATTCTAAATTTAGTACAGTGGACTTAGAAAATATTTCAGTATCAAAATACAATGACAACTTTTATGAATTATTTTTTGAATGGGCTCCGTTTTTTACGTCTGAATTACAATCAGATTATTTTTTAAACCACCCTAATTTAAAAAAAGTTAACTTTTTTTGGGTTCATGCTAAACTTGGATACCAATTAAGTAAATGGTTTCAAATTTATGATGAGTTGATACCATTTAATAACAGTATGGCAAATAATTATGATGGAAAAGATAAAATGGTTCAGGGAATTATTTCTTTTTTATTCGACCACAAGAATCATAAAATTAGAGACAAAATAATGAAACATTTACAACCAGATTACGATTTTATAAACGGGATTAATTTTTATGTATGACAATTTAACAAATAAACAAAATGACTATTCGATATTCTTGCCTGCACTGAGTGGATTTTATGCCACGTATGTGGGCAAGCAGCGCCAGGATCCGACCTTTGTACCACAAGATCGTATACCAGCAGATTTTGAAAACGGAATTGAAGGATTGAATTGGCTCAATCCACAAGAAGCTTATTTTCCCTATAAGTGGGCACTATATTCGGCAGGACATGCTGAACTAGATATTAATAAAGACAGTCCCAAAGAGGACATGATTCGCAATCGAGATCGTTCTACAAGTTTTGTAGTGGGGGATTCCGGAGGATTCCAGATTGCCAAAGGTGTCTGGGAAGCAGATTGGAAAGACATCAACTGTCCCAAAGCAAAGAAAAAACGTGAACAAGTATTGGCCTGGATGGATGCGTACATGGACCGTGGTATGGTACTAGACATCCCGGCCTGGACCTGTGATCATCCCCCGGGTAGACTGGCATCCGGTGTTAATAGTTATGCCGATGCTGTAAACAGTACATACATCAACAACGATTATTTTATGAAAAATCGTAATGGTAATTGTAAATTCTTAAATGTACTACAGGGGCAAACACACTCACAGTCAGATGACTGGTACGATCGGATGAAAAAGTATTGTGACCCCAAACAATATGAAACTCCATTTGAAGGCTGGGCCATGGGTGGTCAAAACAAATGTGATGTACATTTAACACTACGCAGATTGGTAGCTCTAAAGTTTGATGGCTTGTTGGAAAAAGGGCGCCATGATTGGTTGCATGTACTAGGTACCAGTAAACTGGAATGGGCTTGCCTAATGACCGACATACAACGTGCAATCCGAAAACATCATAACGAAAACTTTACCATCAGTTTCGACTGTGCAAGTCCATTCTTGGCCACAGCCAACGGGCAAGTGTATGTGCAGACCGAAGTCGAAGATCGTAAAAAGTGGGTGTACCGAATGCTCAGGGCCGCAGACAACAAGAAGTATGCCACTGACAGCCGTAAATATCGCGACGCAGTATTACAGGATGGAATTTTTGATAGCTTTTTGGAAAGTCCAATTAGTCATCGTTGCAAAATCAGCGACATCTGTATATACGCACCCGGCGATTTAAACAAAATTGGTAAAGAAGGTAAAACCAGCTGGGATAGTTTTAGTTACGCATTGCTGATGGGACATAATGTCTGGTTGCATATTAATTCTGTACAAGAAGCCAATCGTCAGTACGATCAGGGAATTATTCCACGAATGTTAATACAAGAAAGATTTGATCTAGTGACATTCCGTCAGGTTGTGGATGAAATTTTCTCCACTGGTGATCGTGGCCGAGCAGAAGCACTGATTGAAGAACACAGTAAATTCTGGATGGCCATTCCTGGATCAAACGGCACAACTGGTAAAAAGACTATAAACTCACTGACATCTTATTTGAACTTGTTTGACGAAGTGAAAACAACGACCACGTCTGTGGATCTTTGTCGCGACGACAGTGGTATTGATGAATCTAAACTTGATAGTTTAGAAATGTCAATTTAATCAAGGACGCACGATGAGTGTTTCAATAATTGAGAACTTTATCACTCTTGAAGAAATCTCTGCTATTAACGCCTATTATGCCGATCAGGAATTTAAAAATTCTGGATTTCACCCAGAATATCCAGATAGATTACAATGGGAAAACATCACAATAGCTCCCTGGATCTGGAAAGATATATTGGATGAAAAGGTAGCTAAACTGTTTCAAGGAGCGTATACTGTCAGTGTGGGCTGTGGTAAATTTCAGAGATGTCATATACCATTTGGACTACACATGGACAGTAAACCAAAACATACTAATGATAATCCAAAATTTAGTGAGAATTGGAAAACTGAGGGCAGGGCGTTACTCGTACCGTTGAACCAAGGTCCAGAGTTATACACAGTATTCTGGGACAAGCATTATCATACTGTACAGGAACAAAATAATGATTTTTTGGCATTCTCTAAATTGGCGAATGATCAAATAAAAAACAACGGTATAGGTGAGTTATATGATTTAGAGTTCTCCTGGGGAGATAAAACTAAAAAATTATATAATCATTTAGAAGTTGATAATGTGTTTAGTTGGAAACTGGGAAATGCAGCTACCTGGGGTAGAAATCAATTACATGCCTCGACAGATTTTACCAAGTATGCAGCATATAAAGATTGTTTAACAATATTTTTCGAATAACTAAAGATGGAGATCATCACATGACTTTTCGTGTCACCAAACTTAAAACTGTCAATCAACTGGTAGGTAAAAAATTACCCACAAATAAGCACGGGCATGCCGGGCGAGCTGTGGAAGTTCTATTGGAGCAGATGGGATTTCCTATTAATAAAGGTCACGGGCCTGATATTGAACAACTGGGTGTTGAAGTAAAAACCCGCGATATCGACGCCATTAGTCCACAGACTGTGGCTGACATGCGGCCTGATATAGTCAAGACAACCCCATACAAACAGTCACATGTTTATAAAAAATTTCAGCAACAACTCAGGATTTATACCAAAGAAGATGTTATAATATCAGCCGAGGTTTACGATTTTTCAGCACCCGCTATTCAAGATTTAATTCAGCATGCCTATGAATATGCTCAACAACAAATTATTGCCAATGATCAACTGGAGCGTACCGAGTATAAAGATCATTATGGATATTTTGAGCGTGTGTCAAAAAATAGAAAATCATTATCTTTTAGACTATCCAAAGATGACATGTTTGCACTAGAGCGCATGGCAAAATCAACCTATAAAACTCTTTTTACTGAACTATGAACCAAGAACTAAGACAAACAGCAGACAGAATCATGGAACGAGCCGAACGCCAAATTTGGGTAACTTTTAGGCGTGAAGGCATTCATAAATACCCAGCAGCACTGGAGGAACCTCATCTTGCGGACGTTAGTTTTCTTGGCTACCCTCATCGCCATATATTCCATTTCCGGGTGTCAATCGATGTGTTCCACAATGACCGGGACATCGAATTCATCCAGTTCAAACGCTGGCTCGAAGGGCTGTATCATACTAACACACTCATTTTAGATTACAAGAGTTGTGAAATGATGGCAGATGACCTATATATACAAATTGCCAGTAAATTTCCCGGACGTAATGTCACAATTAACGTAAGTGAAGACGGCGAAAATGGTTGTACTATCACTTACAATACACATCAACCCTATCAATCAATAAAAATTTAAGGAGCAGTTATGCCCCGAGTAAAAAAGTCTGCAGCCTTGATAGCCGAGCAAGAAAAATTCCTCGCAACTTTAAAGTTTACACCGTGTACCTATAAAATTTCTTTATGGGGATACGGTGGTGAATCAGTCATGGGCACAGTGAATCGCGAAATCTACGATTACTTTAAAAAACGTAGACTCGATGTAAGTGACTTTGCATGGGATAGCGACTATGCTGCAGAACATAACATTCCTCAAGAGATGTGCCCGTTCCCTCCTGGATCATGGTACGAATGCGACGATATGGCGCACACAAATGGAGTTGTACTACAGAGTGGCACTGTACACATTGAAGATGAAAACGGTGACGAAGTACTTCAATGCGGGCTTGACTCTTTCCAAGATGAAGATTGTCCTGAATTATACTACGCAGACGAATCCTTCATTGACAATCAGCCACCAGGTACCGTAGTATTCATTGGCAACAGTAATGAAAAAGGCACATTCTTTGAAGGTGAGTTTGACCTTACAGCCCCTTTTGATGTTACTAAACTAACTCTGTATATTGAAGAAGTAGACGGCAGTGAAGTTGTCTGCGGTGCAAGTTATGATGGTGATACCATTGACAACTATGGCGGTGATACTACTGGCAAGAGTTCGGAATTTGGATTCTATGTTGCAGGGTCACTAAAAGACGGTAAGTGGGAACGTTATCGAAACGAAGATGATTGCACTTACGAAATGACTGCATGGTTTCCCAAGAAAGTCAATCCAGTGCGCGAAGGTGTTTATGAAATTGATGCAGGCAATAAAGAAAAATGGCCAAACTTTAGCCCAACCACAGCACGATGGACAGGCACCCGATGGATCAGTGTCTGGGCCGACGATGTTTCTCAAACACCAGAAGTAAAAATAAAACAGTGGCGTGGCATTGCCTACGACCCCAACAACTAAAAACTCAACCACTAGGAGAACAACATGGCCGCTAACTGGCTCAAGAAATACCTTAGAATGAAACCAGAAGTTACTCAACTGTTTGATGACCTCGAAGCCTGGCAAAATTATTGCCGTTTCAATCTTATTAAGTATGATCCAGCAGATTTATACAAGAGTGTGGAATATCGCGCCTGGCAGGAAAAACGTCAACGCAAACAGCAATATCGACAACATCGAGAATCGCGTTCACGCAACAATTCACAGTAATAAAGATTATGAAAACAATCTGGATAGTTCCAATAGAACCCATTGATCAAAGGTATACTGCTCAATGGTATATTAACATTCCCAAAATTTTAAATGATCGCATCAACGAGTTTGGACTTGAAGAGCACCAAGTTCGAACAGTTGATGGTGTACAACCACAGGCTGGTACTACTAGCGGTGCTTTTTTAGATTTTGCAGTTACCAATGTGTACAAAGCCAGTCAGGCACAACGAATCTCCGAGGCATTTGCCGCAGGGGAAGTTCAAGCCGGTGACGTATTTTTAATTACTGATGCCTGGAATTTTGTCATTACTCCCATCAAGTACATGAGTGACTTACTAAAAATTCCTGTGGAGATTCATGGAATATGGCATGCTGGTGCCTATGATCCCACAGATATACTGGGATACCAGATGCAAAAACCCTGGCCCTGGCACGTGGAACAAAGTTGGTTCCATGCCTGTGATTATAACTACTATGCAACTGATTTTCATCGGTCCATGTTTATGAAAAATTTAAACATTGACACTGATGCATATGGGCACAAGGCCATTCGCAGTGGGCAACCGCATGACCCACTAATAGCAGAAATTTCAGTAAATTTTGATAACACTAAGCGCAACGGTGCTGTCATGTGGCCGCATCGTTATAATTCCGATAAACAACCCAACATTGCCGAGGATCTGGCTGAGAAAATGCCAGTGACTATCACTCAAAAGATGTCACTGAACAAGAGTCAGTATTATGAGGCCATGTCCCAACACAGTGTGATTTTTAGTTGTGCTCTACATGAAAATTTAGGTATCAGTGTCATGGAAGCTGTACTGAGTGGTGTTATTCCAGTATTACCTAGACGTTGTAGTTATGCTGAAATGTACCTGGATGACTTCTTGTACCCCAGTGAGTGGACTGAAAACTGGGAACAGTATCAACTGCATCGGACTGAATTAGTAAATTTTATTAATGACAGAATTCAAAATCGAGACAAATACTTACCGGCACTACGTGAACAGAAAGAAATTCTAATCAAAAAATATCTCACTGCCACAATTATGTTTGATAAAATTTTAAAACAATCTTGAACAATTCTTTTGACACAATTTTAGAGTTTGAACAGGCACTAGCCGAGTACACTGGTTCTCCTTATGCCATAATGACTGACTGCTGCACTCATGCTATTGAGTTGTGTCTACGTTACAATAAAGTTACGCTAACTGCATTTACACCATTTACCTATCTTAGTGTTCCAATGACCATGCATAAGTTGGGCATCAAGTATGTGTACACCCAAGAAGAATGGACGGGCGAATATCAATTCCACTGGACCAATATTTGGGATAGCGCACGTAGATTAGAACGAGGAATGTATCGAGCAGGGCAGATGCAATGTCTAAGTTTTGGATACACCAAACCTTTGCAAATAGGTCGCGGTGGTGCTATACTACTAGATAACCAAGCAGCATACAACACTATGATTGAACAAAGATATGATGGGCGCAAATTATCAGTTACACCCTGGCAGAAACAAAAAACCTTCATGGTGGGCTATCATTATAGGCCGACTCCGGAAGAAGCTGAAGTTGGATTGATTAAATTACGCGATGTTAATGAGCGGCCTAAATATCATCAATATCCTGATCTAAGAGATATTAAAATTATCGGAGAATAAGTTGACCACAACAGAATTTACACCAGATCCAGTATTAAACGAAAAACCAGATACAGAATTTGTTCCTGTGGAACTTGAGTCTTTATATGTACCGTTTAAACAAAAAGTATACGTCAAAGCTAACGAAATGGCCAGTGATAAAGATTATCAAGAATCATATCTGGCTGATGCAATACGTACCCAAATGAAACATGATAAGAAACGTTTTTGGGCCGGTGATAACATCAGTGATTATGTTACTGAAGATCAGAAATCTAGACTAATTGACGAAGCCGCAGAAGCATTTGAAACAGTACTCGATCGTTTACTGATTGATAGAGAAAACGATCCTAACTCTCATGGCACTGCGAAGCGACTGGCTAAAATGTATTTTAATGAAATAATGGCAGGACGCTATGAACCTGCACCAGATGCTACTTCGTTTCCCAATGACAGCGATGAACGTTATGAAGGTATGCTGGTGGTACGCAGTGAACTACGTAGTATGTGTAGCCATCATCATCAACCGGTCAGTGGTGTTGCATATATCGGAATTATTGCAGCCCAAAAACTTATTGGTTTGAGTAAATATACACGTATAGCACAATGGTGTGCTAGGCGAGGTACGCTTCAAGAAGAATTATGCAATGATATTGCTCGAGAAATTATGGCAGCTACCGGTAGTGAAAATGTTGCAGTTTATGTTCAGGCCACACACGGATGCTGTGAAAATCGTGGTATCATGGCCCATAGTAGTTTAACACAAACTACAGTACTCAAGGGATCATTTTACAGTGATCCAGGAACAAAGAAAGAATTCTTTGACAACATTAAATTGCAACAGGAGTTTGCCCCAAGATAGGACTAATTATCCTATCTAGATAGGATAACGATGTCAGACGAACAAGAAGAGTTTAAAAAGAAGCTACAAGCACTTAAACCCAAGAAAAAGAAGTTGGCCGTTCCCGAAGGTTTCTTGGAAGGTGCTAAAAGTTACGAAGGTAAAGTAGAAGCTGTTAAAATAATCTCCGAACGAGAAAAAGAACGTGTTGTTTTACTATTTAAAAAAATGATAGCCCAGGGTCGTGATGATGTAATTCGTATTGAACGAGAAAAACTAGAAGCTAAGAAAGCAGCTGACGCTAAAGAAGCATTGGAAAGAGCAGCAAAAATAGCAAAAGAGAAGTTAGCAAAAAAATCAATGTTTGGCAAAAAGAAATAAATTCAATTAATCAAGGAGAATAAAATGTTTGACATTGCAACTAGTAGCGGTGTTATTGCATACCGGTCAGCTGAAGAAATTAACTCAGCAATGGGCCGTGTTTACGGACATAT